TTATAATAATAACGCAAAGATAGCAATATTATTGTGTACGGCCAAAAACAAGAAAAGCGTGTAACTCATTGAGCTACACGCTTTCCATTTGATATTGTATTCTTATTTCTCTATGTGCTTATTTCACGACCTGGAAGTCTACAGCAAGGAAGACATGAGCGCACTCGGCACATACGAGGAGTTTATGAGCCAGTACGAAAACATCTTCAGGCAATGCGTTGACAAGATGAAAGACGGCTCATTCCTGGTTGTCAAGATTGGTGAGGTACGAAACAAGAAGAACGGAGAGTACCGGAATTTCGTTGGAGACAATATCTCCACCTTCCTGCGGCTCGGTCTTCACTATTACAACGAACTTATCTTGATCGAGCAAGTCGCGACCCGATGCCTGAGAGCAGACGGAGGCATGAAATCACGCAAGACACAGAAGTGCCACCAAAACGTTCTCGTTTTCTATAAAGGCGAAATGGACGAAATCAAGAAGACGTTCGAGGATATGCGACAGCCCGAAAAGATGCACTCCAACGTTCTGGTATTCTACAAGGGCGACCCGAAACACGTCCAAGACCATTTCCAGCCTATCGAATACAACGAGGAAGAAGCGCAACAGCTTGCGGACACCTTCAACAGCGTAGCACCAGCAGGAGAGGAAGAGCAACCAGCAGAGGAAGGAGGGCAGAGCGATGAAGGCACAGACGATTGATATCAGCAGAACAGCGAAGGCAATCCGTGCCTGCATCATCAAGCGGCACATGGAAGAGAACCACATCGACCGCTGCGTCTGTTTCTCCTGCGGCAACGCATCAAGAGCCATCAAGGAGGCAGGCATCCCCTGCGTTGAAATTTCTCCCGGTGGCGATTTGAGTGCGAACCGCTGGTGGAGCATGAACGAGATACGCAACACCTTCCCCGATTTCTTCGATGCAACCAGCGGACACCTGCCAATGGATATGATGAACCAACTGGCAGCGGAATACAGAATTATCCTTTCCGACACCATCAAGGAGGGACAGACCTACACCATACCGACCGGAAGCGGAGAGACCGTAATCTGCCTGCGGATGGCTTTCCCTAAATCGCAGTTCATCGCGCAATGGGATAACCAAGACCCAAGCTGCGAGTACTCAGACCAAGCACCGATGGTACAACTGGTAAAAGCAACCGGGGAATGGGAGATAATAAACGGATAAGACGATATGCGAGCGTATGCGGCACGTTCTCAAACTATGCGCATAACTAAGCGTGCTTGAAACGTTCGAGCCGTGTGCACGAAATTCGCAGAAAATAACCGCCAAGGGAGCGGAAACGAAAAAGGCAGGAGATTAACCCCTGCCCATCGCTTTGAGAATACACTGGTTGATGAAGCCGCTGCGGTCTTTCTTATCGACCCCTGCCAAGATGTTAGCCACGTCCTCGGTAGCACCGAAATAGAATGTTGCAGCGTATTTCTTCGTTCGCCCTGCACCCTTGCGAGCACCTCCCCAAGATTTGGAGGTAGTTTCATTCGTAGTACTCATAATGTTAAAAATTTGGTGATATGAAAATTAATTCGTAAATTTGCAAACGAAATCCCAAAGTGGGGTGGTGGTTCGAGCACCACCCCTTGGAATAATCAAAACCCTCAGAGCTCAATCGTGAAGGTTATTTTGATTTTCCAAATCCTAATCGAAATGTAAGTTCTCATAAGGCTTTGGGATTTCATTTTACTTTTCCCTCATCCTCGGAGGGTTTCAGTAAATAAGGACTCTTCCCTTATTACGTTTGCAAAGATACGAAATTTATTTGAAATATGCAAGTTTTTCAAGTAGAATTTTTATAAAAAATCAAATAAATTTCAAGAAATCAAAATATGCCACAAGGTAACAACAACAAACATCGAGCGCAGAAAATCGACATCGAGAACCGCCTGCAGATTATCGCACCCCTATACCGCAGAGGATGGACGGAGCGAGAAATTACGGCAGAGGTGAGGAAGCGGCTCGACAGACCGAAATACAATCAAGCGCACTGCGACATACAGCGGTTACTGAAGGAGTGGAGGGAAGAGCGGCTGACCGACACAGACGAGAAAATAACCAGCGAGGTGGCAAGGTTGAAGCTGGTAATACGTGAAGCGTGGGAAGCCTGGGAGAAATCCAAGGAAGACTACCACGAAAAGAAATCGAACCAGCAGGGACTTCCAGTCGTAGATGAGCGAGGGAGGATGGTTTCTATCGAGACCGTCAAGACGATGATGTACGATGCCGAGAAACGAGGATTCGGAGAACCACGCTACCTCGACATCATCATCAAGGCAGAGACGCAAATCTGCAAGCTGCTCGGACTGGATAAGGTCGTGCTCGACCTGAACGCAGGCTTCCAAGGCGGCATCGAAGTTCGCTACGTCAACTCGGGACACCAGTGCGCATCCAGCGAGCAGGAAGTAATCGAGCGTGAGGGATTGAACGAAGAATAATTTTTTTACCATAATTTTGTTTTAAGTTTTTATTGTTTGAAAGAATGGCACTATTTGACGTTATTGGTGAACTGTATGATCCGAATGCGGACGTGAAGCCAAGGTTTCTCGTAAACCAAGGAGGCACGTCCTCGGGGAAGACATACACCATCATGCAGCGTCTTATAGTGCTTTCTTTTGAACACCCCATGGCAATTATCACGGTGTGCGGTCAAGACCTCCCGAACTTGAAGGTGGGAGCCATGCGAGACCTCGACACCATCCTGCACACAAGGGCAGAGTTGTTGGACTGGTTCAAGAATAACAAGAGCGACAGCAGCTACCGAGGAAAGAACGGCTCAATCATCGAGTTCAAGAGTTACCAAGATGCGCAGGATGCGAAGAACGGTAAGCGAGACTATCTGTTCGTGAACGAGGCGAACGGTGTGCCCTACGAAGTGTTTTGGCAGCTTGCCATCCGAACACGTAAGCAGGTATTCATCGACTACAACCCAAGTGCAAGGTTTTGGGTACACAACAACATCATCGGCAGGGATGATTGTAGATTGATCCTGAGCGACCACCGAAACAACCGATTCCTGACTGAGCAGGAACACAAGAAAATTGAAGAGATTGACGACCCAGAACTTTGGCGAGTATATGCGCGTGGACTGACTGGAAAGATAACCGGGCTTATCTTCACCAACTGGGGCATCGTTGACAAGCTGCCACCAAGGGATGAGTGGAAGATGGAATGCAGGGGTATGGACTTCGGATTCACCAACGACCCAACTGCGCTGGAGCACGTTATATTGGCGCACGGAGAGTTATGGGTGGACGAAGAAATCTACCAGCCTGGAATGACGAACGATGACATCGCAGACCGATGCAAGGAACAAGGACGGACGAAACGAGACCTTATCATTGCGGATTCGGCAGAGCCTAAGAGCATTCAGGAGATACACAACCGAGGGCTGTGGATAATCGGCAGCACCAAGGGAGCGGACAGCATCAACAACGGCATCGACATCTTGAAGCGTTTCCGCATCAACATAACCAGACGCAGCCACGGCATAATCGGGAACATGCAGCAATACAAGTGGAAGAAGTCAAGGGATGGAGAGACAACGAACCAGCCTATAGACGCATTTAACCACGGCATAGACGCAATACGATACGTAGCCTTGAAGAAGTTATCCGTAGCAAGCCACGGAACGGCTAGGGCGCACGTATTGAGGCAAAGATAACGACAAAAAATATAAAAGCGTATGGATAATAACACTACATTCAAGTACTGGCTGGCAGTTGCTAGGCACACCAGCTACAAAATCGGCAAGCAGCCACGACCAGCGTTTGTCGGAGGGAAACAAGTGCCCGACAATCTCAACCAGCTATCCATCGGGCAGTTGATTGACCTTTCCCAGCTATCAGACAGCGAAGAAAGTCTGTATCAGATAGTGACAACCGTCCTCGGTCTGAGCCACAAGGAAGTGGAGCAGGCTAGGGCGGTTGATGTCGTTATGCTCATCGGCTGGGTAACAGCAGAGGTCGAGCGCATCAACAAGCTCTTCGAGAGCACAGACACAGCGAAGCCAACGAGACTGGAGAAGGAGGCAGGCATCGATACCCTGCGGTTCGGACTATTCGGCATGCTGGACTGGTATGCGGTAAGGATGGGCATCAGCGACCACGACCAAGTTCTGAAAACCCCATGGCTTCGCATCTACAAGTGCATGGAAATGGACAACAAGAGAAGCGTGTACGAGCGAAACCTGCAGAAGTTGCAGGCAGAAGAGATGAAACGTAAATCTAGATAATTATGGCAACAATCAGAGAAACATTGAAGCAGCTGGCAGCAGACACGCTACCAGACTACACCTACCTATTTGAGGACTGGGACACAGCAGACACCAAGCTGGAGAAACTGAACTATCCGGCAATCGTCTGCATCATCCCAGCCAGCGGCACGACAGAGATACGAAACGGCAGAGTATACGACACCGTAAACGTTGCCCTGGCTTATCTCGACACCGTACCGAGGGCAGCGGAAGGAGAAGACAACGGAGAGTGCATCGACCGCATGAAGGTGGCAGGGGCAAGGATGATACGAGCCATCAACCAGTCGCACCAGTTCGAACCACTGGAAGGGCAGCAGTACTACGAGACCATCATCGAGCGTCTGAGCACGATTGTGTCGGGCGTAATGTACTCCCTTCAGCTGACACAGAGCATAGGAGGGTGTGAGGTATGAGCAAGGGAGGCATTCAATTCGACCCCAAGGCGGCATCGCTCATCATGCGTGAGGAGGTTGAAAGAGCACGGCAGCTTATCATCAACCACATTCGTATCAACGGACAGAACGCATCAGGGCGAACGATAGCTAGCCTAAAGGTGGAGCAGCCCAGCGAGGAAGAAACCATCCTATGGGGACACAAGCCATTCGGAGTACTCGAGACCGGACGAAGGGCAGGAAAGATACCATACGGCTTCCGTAGCATCATCCGGCAGTGGATGAAAGACAAGGGACTGCACGGCAGACCTATCCCCTACAAAACCAAGCGGCAGCACAAGTATACACCACAAGAGCGTGGCGACATGAGCATGGCTGGAGCCATCGCCCACACCATCGCCAACAAGGGTTCTAAACTGCACCGGACTGGCGGCAGGGCTGACGTATACAGCAATGTTGTGCCCGACACGATGAAGCGGCTCGGACAGCGACTTATTTTCTTAATCCACCAGTCGGTGGGAAGTATCAAACTAAACAATGAGACGGTATGAGACAGACAGTGAACAACGGATATTCTTTTTTCTATCCCGATAAAGTATGCTTCGCCTTCTTGCCTTGCATCATAAGAGCGAGTGGAAGCAACCTATCGTGTATTGAGGTAATAATCAGATGGGGCAAAACGGAACGAGCCTACAATGTGGAGGCGTTCAACGGAAAGTGCATTACAGACTACAGGGCATACGTACAAGCCTTTTCGATGGACGCATCAATGCAGGCGTGGACTGGACGATAAACTATGACGTCAATAACTTATCCCAGCACATAAGAGTTGAGGTTAACGCATACGATGACAGAGACGGACAGCTTGCGAGCATCGAATTCACTACGAACGTAGTATGGGGTGCGCCAAGGTTCGGGGAAACCTGGAACGGCTACAAACGCCTTACGTGGTTCACCAACTATCCGTTCTCTTTTGGTATGTATTTAAGTAAGGCGGACACCAAACTGCTTATAGGTTACGAGGGAGCACCCAACAAGCTGCTTGAGATTCCGACCACCGACATGATAGACTTCAATGCAGCCATCTTACCAAGCGGTGCCAGGTACTGGAACATCTACGACTACGATGGAGAGATTCAGCAGGGAACGTTTGACAATACTTTCGACCTTACTTTCTGTCTATCTGCCGGTGGCAAGCAGTCACTATTGCTGCGCATTGACAGAGACGATACCGAGAGCGGCATCTATCTGCGTTGGATTGACCGACACGGATTCATTCGCTATTGGCTATTTGCGTCTGGGGAGGAAACGAGAGAAATAGCCAGCGACCTGAGTTTCATACGCAACAATCTGTGTGGATACAGCGACATATACGGCTACGTTGGCGACAGCGGAAGAAGGCAGGGATACGAGCGCACGGATTCAATCAAACTTTGTGCCCCGTTGGTTGACAGTGATACGTTCGATATGCTGCAAGACCTAGCCAGCAGCCCAGTCGTTGACATGTACCTCGGGGGAGACTGGATGAACGAGGAAGACCAGTGGACGAGCGTAACAATCAAGGCAGGAAGCTACACGAAGAGCACAGCTTGCTTGCAGGATTTCGTGTGCGAAATGATAATAAATAACATTAACGTTCAGAGATTATGACAGACCAGCAACTTTATATAGACGGTGTTTTGATGGATTTGCCGGAGAGCACCGATGTGGTGCTCGACATTAAGAGCAACTTTTTTCGTGACGTCACGAAAATGACCTCGAACTACACGTACACCATCCAGCTACCACGGACGGTGCACAACCTTTCAGTTTTGCAGCAAGCGGACAGACCGAAGAGCGGCAGCAGATACCCTTTTATTTTCCACCAGTGCAGTTATTTCCGTGGAGGTGTGCAAATTATCAAGGACGGACGATTGAGCGTGCTGAGTATCGAGGAAAACATTGAGGTTTCAATTTACTGGGGTATAATGCCAGCGTTCACGAAGCTACTTGAGAGCGGAATGAAACTGAACGAACTGGGAGTGACAGACAGAGTGCTTTTTGAAAAGTACAACAAACCAAACACAAGGGAGGAAGCCGTGAACAAGGGAATATTCTTTGCTTATTACAACCCATACCGAATTGAAAGCAAAGATAACTTTGGTATTAATCTGGTGCAGAGGAATAAGTATACCACGACACAATACTCGGCTAGCCGTGGACGCATCAGAACTGGCGCAGAGGTCGGAAAATACATCAGTGGAAATATAGAGAACGCATCGGACACGATTTGTGCTCTCATCCCCTTCTTGCCATCATCAACGGCAAATGTGCAAGCGCAAGGAAAGGGCGATTATAGAAGCTATGCAGTACTGGATAAGTACATGCGGGTTATATCCGTGAGCGGAGAAGATGAGACGCTGGAAGTATACACCATCAGAGGAGAGGCTAGAGCTGCATACCTCGTAGTGAATGCACCTGCCGAATATTACAGCACTCTGTCGCTATCAGTTACCGGGCTGACACCTATGCACGAAATGATAGATGGCGATAATAAGGAGGATTTCGTAGGCGATGATGTGGCGGTGGATGAATATAAAACGTCCCCAAAATTCTTGCAGCCATGTGTGACCGTAAACTGGCTATTGTCAAGGATAGCGAGGAAGTCGGGCGTATCTTTCGTTTGGCAGGATGATGAAGCAAAGAAGATGTTGAACAACCTCGTTGTGCCTATAATCAACAACAAGGCAGACGACAAGACAATCATCGGTAATCTGACCGCAGACGTTAAGAGCCGTGACGGACTGGGAGCACTTTCCTTTTCCGTCAACAACTCATTGACGTCAGTCACACCAAGCACTGGCAGTGATGTACAGAAACTGACGATAACGAAGGATTGCGAACTGATCTTTGATGTGCAAGTGCAATACTACGTCAGACATCAGTTTGAAGACGCAGCGGAGATTCAGTTGCCTATGGGCGTGAAAATGACCGTGACAACACCAAGTACCACCGGAGGTGAGGCATCCACGCAGGAATACGAGTTCGGAGATTTGAAATACGAGGATGGGCAGGTTAAGTACCCGGTCGTACTACGCAGATATGCTATCGATGGCTATCTTTATTTGCTTTCGGCAGGGACAAACACTATATCGCTAAAGAAGGACGATGTACTGACGTTTGAGACTATCATGCACGGAATAAACACAGTCAACATGCCTTCCGTTTATGGCGGCAAAATCACTGCGAGCGTCAAGAGTGGGGACAGCGTTCCGATTGGTGGAAGTTTCCCTATCGGCAAGAACCTGCCCGACATCGAGGTAACAAACTTCATTAAGTTTCTAGCTTTGATAACTGGCTCGTTCCCTAGGCAACTGACCAACAGCACGCAAGTGCAGTTTATCATGTTTACCAGAGTTTGGGCAAACAAGGCGAACGCCTACGACTGGAGCGGAAAACTCATTCCGTATGACCGCCAAGGTGCACCACGGAAAAGCGAGTATTCCGTTTCAGACTTTATGCAACACAACCGCTACAAGTGGAAGGAAGACGAAGAGACAACCGGGGACTATGATGCAGACCTCGTAATCAGCAACCAGACTTTGGGCTATGAGCAGGACACATGGACGCTACCTTTTGCAGCCAGCGATGACAACCGCATACCGATAAGAACACTTGATTCTTTCGGCATGAAGAATGGTGGAGAGTATAAGGGATGCAAGGAGCGGATAATGACGCTAAGAGATGATAAGGAGCAAGCTGCACTTCGATTTGATATTGACCTTCAGAACATATTCGATACGAAGTACAAGCAGCTTGCAGCAAGTATCGCCAGGGCGCACGTAATCACGGAACGGCTCAATCTGTCGGACTTGGATATACTAGATTTTGACGAAACGAAGCCAGTGTACCTTGCACAGTATGGCGCATATTTCGCAGTTCTCGAAATCAAGACCACAAGCAGCGGATATTGCGAGGTTACAATGATAGAGTTAAACAACTAAAAAGAACGAACTATGGTAAGTGAAGACAAACAGCAGATTCTTGACATCAAGGTCAAGTACGAGGATGCAATCTATGGCATCATAAGATACAAGGAAAAGATAGACCAGTTGAAGGCAAGTATCAAGGACTTGCAGCAGCAGGAAAAAGACAAGACCATCACAACAAACGAAATGAAGGTGCAGACGGAAGCTATCAACGCAACCATCAAGGAGTATCGTTACAACGTGCGCACGCTGCAAAAGGAGATACAGAACAACGTGCGCACCGAGAACGAGCAGGAAGGCAGCTTGAAGCAGTTGCGCGCCCAGCTTTCAAATGCCACGAAGGCTTATGATGAGATGAGCCGTGCCGAGCGTGATAGTTCCAAGGGTCAGGAGATGCAGGAGCATATTCAAGACTTGATAGAGGAGCTGAAAGAGGCTGAGGAGGCTACTGGAAGATTCCAGCGCAGTGTCGGCAGCTATTACGATTCCATGATGAAGGCGGCTGACGACCTACAGAATACCGAGTTTTTCGGTTTTGATGTTGTTGATGATACTGGAATCGGAAAGGTTATGGAAATGGGAAAGTCTGTGGAAGACCTAAGGGTAAAGTTTGGTGCGTTGAAAAATACGGCTCTTTCCTTATTGACCAACCCTTATTTCCTAGCCATGGCAGGTGTGGCTGGTGTCGGAATGGCTTTCAAATGGTTCTATGACTACAACAAGGGCATAGAGGAAGCCACACGCAAGACCATGCAGTTCACTGGGCTTTTCGGTGACGAAATGAAATCAGTGAGAAATCAAGCCTTGGCAATCAGCGAGACGTTTTCCGTTGATTTTGGCGAAACCTTGCAATCCGCAAATGTAATGAGCAAGCAGTTTGGCATCAGTGTATCAGAATCGCTAAAGCTCTTGCAAGATGGCTTTGTGGCTGGTGCGAATGCTAGTGATGAGTTCCTAGAGAACGTGAAGGAATACCCAACGTACCTAAAGGAAGCTGGATTGAATGCTGAGCAATTCGTGGCTATATCAACCAACGCCACCAAGCAGGGAATATTCTCTGATAAGGGTCTTGACACCATCAAGGAGGGTAATCTTAGACTTCGAGAGATGACCACCGCAACAGCAGCCGCATTGGATGGCATAGGTATATCAAGCGAGAAAGTTCAGAAAGAACTGCAAAACGGTAGCAAGACCACATTTGACATCATGCAGGAGGTCGGAAACAAGCTGAAGGAGTACCCTGCTTCATCAGCCAAGGTAGGAAAAGCCATCGCAGATATATTTGGAGGTCCTGGCGAGGATGCAGGTCTAAAGTACATCGAGACCCTCGGAGACATTGAGATGAACATGGATAAGGTCAAGGAACAATCCAGTGATGTTGCCAAGGCTCAGGAAAAGCAGGTGGAAGCCAACAAGCGTTTGAAGGATACCGCAAGTGCACTCTTTGACGTTACTGGTGGCGGCTTCGAAATGATGAAGGGTCAGGCGGCAACATTCGTGAGCAACCATCTAACGAAACTATTGAGGGCAATCATCAACCTTTATAACCAAAGCGTGGCATTTAGGGGATTGATTCAGTTGATAGGCTTTGCGTTTAAGTCTGTCGGGCAGGTTGCCTTGGTTGCCTTCAACATCATCATAGATGCCATTAAGCTTGTTGCAAGACCAGCGAGGGGACTGTTGCAGATGTTTGAGGGCTTTTTCTCCTTTGACGTGAAGAAGATGCGAGATGGTTTTAACTCCGTCTTTTCGGGTCTTGGCAATACCGTGAAGGAGGCTTGGGGAGACTTGAAGAAATTCGGCAGCGGAATGGCTGATGCTATCGTGGGTGGCATGAAGAATACTTTTAATCATGCTAACATCAAGATACCAGTCAGCGCAGATGCACCATCCATGGCGACCGCCACAACCGACAATACAAAGCTCAAGGACGGCACTAATATCGCCAGCACTACCCCTAAGACCAAGAAGGAGAAGGCAGCAGCCGACAAGGCGGCAAAGGCAGAAGCAGAGCGCAGGAAGAAGCAGGAAAAGGAATTGCAGGAAGCGATTGCGCTTATACAGTACAAGTACAACGAGCAAGTAATGGATGCTAAGAAGCGATACCTCGCAGGCATGTACGACAACGAGCGAGACTACAGCAACGACCTCGAACAGCTGGAGAAGAACATGGTGGCACGAAGCATTGACGCATACGTGGCGGCAGGGCAAATCGGAGCGGAAAAGGCGCAGGAGATGCAGGCAAAACTTCTCGACATCATGATAAAAGCAAAAGCGGACTTGAAGAACCAGGCGAAGGAAATTGTGGACGAACTCAACAAGGAGTTCGAGAACGCAGAGAAGGCACGCAAGGATGCAAATATATTGGGTGGTGGCACTAGCGATGAGGAGAACGACAACGCAGCCAAGTTGGAGCGGTATAAGGCTTTCCTAGAGCAGAAGCTAGCAATGACCCAAGAGAACACGGAAGCGCAGAAGCAGCTCCAGCAGCAACTCCACGACACAGAGGTACAGCTGGCAGACGATTCGAACAAGAAGCAGCAACAGAAAATCGGTGAACGCCAGCAGATGATGGCTAACATGATTTCTACGCTGGGCGATGGACTGTCTAGTTTCTTCAATGAGCAAGACAAATCCTTCCACAACTTCTTGAAATCCATGCTCACATCTTTGCTTGATGCGATTGAGATGGCAATCACGGCTTACTATGCACAGATGTTGGCACATGAGCTGGCAGAAAAGTCGTGGTTTGGCGTTGCCAGTGCAGCAGGCATGATGGCATTAACCAAGGCAGCCTTTGCCGGAGCGAAAGCAGCCGTCAAGGGCTTTTCCACTGGTGGCTACGTCCAAGGCTCTGGAACCGGAACGAGCGACAGCATCCCGGCAAGGCTTAGTAATGGCGAGAGCGTAATGACCGCCAAGGCGACTTCGATGTTCAGCCCGATATTATCCGCATTCAACCAGCTAGGCGGTGGTGTTCCTATCGTAGTTAACAACGGAGGCAGCAACATCGGTATGGATATGCTGGCGGCAGCTGTAGCAAGAGGGTATCAGATGGCTCCACAGCCAGTAGTGAGCGTTGAGGAAATAAACCGAACCCAGCGTAGAGTGCAGACGATAGAGAATATCGGCAGGATTTAAAGTGTAGTTATTTATTCAAGATTTGCGTTCTGAGCGGTTTTCGCTTAAAGGTGGTAAGGTTACACACCAAAGGCAATAAAAGCCGCTTAGAACGCAAAATTTCGGCTTGTTTAGAAAAATTAACTGCTTATGAGATAAACATACCGAAAATAATCGTATCTTTGCAGCGTTTTAAAACTTAAAAATACCGATTCAATGGCAAAACTCAGAATATACAACGACATCGACAGCCAAGACAACAAGTTCTGGTATCAATGGGGGGGAGGCGACTGCGTATGTTTTCAGGATATAGATGCTTTTGCGGCAAGCATACCGAAAGACGATGATACAATCGATATGCGCATCTTCTGCAATGGCGGCTCGGTGATTGAAGGCTGGGCAATCTACGACCGACTGCGACAGAGCGGCAAGAAGATTTCCTGCACCGTGGAGGGCAAGGCAGCATCCATGGCAACAATCATCATGCTCGCAGCTCCAAAGGAGAGCCGCAAGGCATACGAGAACGCTGCCTTCCTGCTGCACAATCCGTATGTTCCTGGCTGGGGGTTGGGCGACCAGCTGAGCGCAAAGGACTTGAAGAACCTGGGCGAGGAAATGCAGATGTGGCAGGATAAGTTTGTGGACGCATACGTAGAGCGGTGCGAGTGCGACCGGGAAGAGATACAGACCTTGATGGATAAGGACATCTTCATCAACACCAGCGAAGCATTGCGCCTAGGTCTTATCAGCAGCACCGTTGCACCAATCAGCGCAAGCGCATCGAAACGCAACATAGAACAATTCATTAATTCAAAACAACAAAATCCAAAAGCAATGGAGAAAAAGACAGAAGTAAAGGCTTCTCTCCTCGACAAGATTCTCGCTAAGTTGGGCGTGAAGACACTGGAGGAAGCAGAGCAGGCGGTGGCAGAGCCACAAGCCAAGGCAGAGCCAAAGGCGATGGAACTCAACACAGCAGACGGACAGACACTGACCGTTGAGCGTGAAGAGGGAGATCCACAAGTTGGCGACAAGGCAAGTCCTGACGGAACGTTTGAAATGCCCGATGGCAAAACAATCGTTGTCGAGGACGGTGTAATTACCGACATTCAGACCGCAGGCAATGAAGGCGGTGAAGGCAATGAAGGCGGTGAAGGCGGCAGCGCATCAAGCACCGACAACGAAACCGTAGCCAAGTTGAAGCAGCAGGTAGCAGCACTCAAACAGCAGTTGAACGACACCAAGGCACAGCTGGCAGGCGCACAGAAACTCGCAAAGAGCAAGGAAGACATGCGCATCCTGAATGCCGTGAAGATGGCAGGCGGTGCTGAGAAGGTGCTGGCAGGCTACAGCAGCCACTACCAGCCAGCACAGCGACAGCCAAGCGGCAAGGGCGCAGGCGACAACGTGAACCCAGTCGAGGAAGGTAAAAACGCCATCAAGGAGAGACTTGCCAAGCTCCACAAAAAGGGCAAGAAGTAACAAAGTATTAACCCATTAAATCAAAAGAAAATAATGGCAGGATTTACAAAACAGCAGCTCGAGAACCTTAAACTCGAGCCGGAAAACCTCGCAAGCATCAAGGATGCAGTGCAGGAAACCTTCTACAACGATGAAGACTTCTCTTCATTCGTGAACATTCAGAAGGTCAAAGAGAAAGACCCTATCGCTCTTCTCGGAGAGATGGAAATGGTAGGTAAGAAGGGTGGCGGTTGCGACCCTACCTATGAGGAGAAGGGTATCGCCAACTCCCAGAAGCGTTGGGAATTCGGACAGTGGGAAATCCCAGTCAAGATTTGCTACGAGGCAATAAAGGGAACCATCGGAGAGTATTCACTGAAGACTGGTACAGCCATTGGCGACCTCACCAGCACCGACTTTATGACAATCTTTGCAGATGCACTCCAGCGAGCCATGGAGCAGATGATTTGGCGTTTCGGCTGGCTTGGTGACAAGGAGGCAGCATTGGCAGGTGAAGGTGGCGGCAAGCTGACAGCAGACTTAGATGTCAGTAATTTCAACGTCTGCGATGGTCTCTTCAAGCGCATCTTTACAGCCACAGCGACCAAACATACAGCCATCGCAGCCAACAGCGAGACCACGGCAGCATTGCAGATTTCTGCATTGCGCAAGAGTGGTGTGGCTACTACACTTGTAGACACCATCTTGATGGATGCAGACACACGTATCGTAGACGACAGCGATGCCGTATTGCTCATGACACGCTCGCTTGCTGACGCATTGACCTACGACCTCAAGAAGACCTACCACGACATTATGCCGTGGGAAAAGTTGTTCGATGGCTTCGAAGTAGCGACCTACAACGGAGTGAAGATTGCACGTGTCGGCATTTGGGACAGAATGATTAAAGCATACGAGAAGGGCGAGACGACAATCAACCTTCCACACCGTGCGGTATTCTGCAATCCGAAGCACCTTATGATTGGTACAGATGCAGACAACCTCATCAGCGACCTCGACATCTGGTTCGACCAGAAGGAGCGCAGAAACTATCTCTATGCTACCGGTAAGATTGGCACGGCTCTCCTCGAAGAGGACATGATCTATGCAGCTTACTAATCGCTCCAAATTTTCAGTTTAGTATTAAGTTATTTTTGACAATCCTCAACACCCACAAAACGGTGTTGGGGATATAACAATTTAAAACGAATTAATATGACAACAACTTGCGAGAGCCTTATCGCCCAGGACATCATCGTCCCTTGCGAAGACCAAGTAACAAAGGGACTGGAGGGCGATGGACTTATCATCAACCGAGACGACATCGACTTCACCAAGTCCGTTGTAGCGGGCAATATAATTAAAACATTAGTTTTGAAGACTGGCAAGAAAGCATACGCTATCCGGCAGGAAGGCAGCAAGCCATTCACTGGAACCAAGACAGAGCTGACCGTTGGCACGTATCGCAACAGCTGGAAGAATACCGTAGCAGTCGTGGTATTGGCAAACACACCTGACGTTTGCGCAAATATCATTGACGGACTGGCGAACGGAAAGTTCGTTATCATCCTGCGCAACCTCTCTAAGGGAGCGGACGGAAATGCAGAGTATCAGGTGTTCGGATATGCGCAGGCACTGAAGGCAAGTGCAGGCGAGAACGACAAGTACTCAGACGACACCGAGGGTGGCTGGCTTATCACGCTGGAAGAGGAGAGCGTACCGAAGGCAGCTTATTTCTTCTTCGACACAGACAGCGAGACCACAGCAGCCAAGTATAAGAGCCTTCTGACGGAAGCAGCAGCGTAGCCTATGACATACAAGGAAGCGACAGCCAAGGTCGGGGAGTTGAAGGCACGTTTCGACAGTCCCTTTGATGCAACCGACAAGGCAGTTATCGAAACTCTTTACTTCGAGGTAACACGAAAGCGGTTTGTTCCGACAACCTGCCAGCAGTGTTACCACGATGCTTTAATCGAAATTTATTTAAAACTCAAAAAAGAAAAGGCAATGCCCAAAACATGTAATTACGCAATGAAGGCAGGTTTCATCATTTCCTGCCCGGACTTCTACCATGGTAAGATTTTCACGAATGAGAACCTGACCGACAAGGTAGCGCACGAATATCTGACGAAGTACCCACACATGGAGAGTTACTTTCAGAAGATACCCAGCGATGAACTCATTGAGAACAAGCAGCCGCCAGCAGGCAGCGACAGCGGTGCAGATGATACCACCGGGAAAGATCCTGCCGAAAAAGCAGCAGGCAGCGACAAGAAAAAAGACCTCGACCAAGCCGAGAAAGCAGGCAAGGAAGAAGAGTAAAACAACAAGTAAAACGACACAAGCAGTATGAACGTTAAGACAGTTAAGAAGCCAAAGCGAAGGGTTGATATTGGCTACGTCAGCCGATTCAAGATGCAGGCATACGGATATGATAATCTTTATCCGCAGAACCTCGCACGCATCACGGAAGCCAGCGGAACGGCAATGCTGTGCCTTAACCGATATGCCCGATTCATTGAGGGCTACGGCTTTGATAGCGACATTCTAGCAGCGTTGGCGATGAACCAGCAGGGGGACACGGCAGACGATTTGCTCCGGAACGTAGCGCAAGACCTCGCACGCTTTGGAGGCTTTGCCCTTCATGTTAACTACAACGTTCTAGGGCAGGTGTCGAGCGTGAGCCACGTACCCTTTGAGAATTGCCGCCTTGAAGAGACGGACGACAAAGGGAACGTGGCGCACGTCTTGCTGCATCCAGACTGGGAGCAGAAGAAAACGAGGAACGGAAAGCGGTTGATGGTGAACGAGAAGACAATCGAGCGCATCAACGTCTTCAACCCCGACCCGGACATCGTTCTCGAACAGATTGAGAACGCTGGCGGCATCGACAGCTACAAGGGACAGATTCTGTGGCAGAGCCTAGACGGAAAGTTCATCTATCCGACAGCCAGCTACGATTCTGCCATCACGGAGATTTCGACCGATGAGGGACTGGGTAACGTCAAGATGCGAAACGTCCGCAACAACTTCCTCGTATCGTGTATGCTCGTAACCAAGAAGGGCGTGCCTAAGTTCAACGAGGAAGGCGAAGAGGTGGAGAGCGGACAGATGATTTCCGATGAAGACCTTTTGCAGTTCCAAGGGGACGAGAACACAGCGAAGATTCTTGCTGTCGAGGTGGAGAACGAGGAAGACGAGCCGAAGGTTGTCGCCTTCCCGACAAAAAACTTCGACAAGGAGTTCAGCGTGACCGACAGCAGCGTTATCGAGCGAATCTACGCACAGTTCCATCAAGAACTCTTCTACTCAATTCGTATTGGCAAGCTGGGATTCAGCGGACAAGTTATGCAGGACGCTTACGAATACTATGCAGGCGAAGTGACGACCGAGCAGCGTTTCATCGAGCGAGCCTTCAAGAAGATTTTTAAGAACTGGCAAGACCCAGCCATTCAGAACCTAGACCCCAAGCTACAGCCGTTGAAGTATATCAGCAGCGAGGTGGCAGGGAACAACACGATAGATTGATTGAGCCTATGGGAGAACAGAGAAAACAACTTATCACGGTTGATCAGTTCCGAGAACTGGCACGACCGACCAGCACACACCTTGATGAGGATGATGTGAACGCATACATTCGGGAATGCGAAGATGCGAACATCATACCAGCCATCGGGTATGAGCGGTTCAAGGCAGCGACCGAGCAGGGAGAGTGGGGCGATTCAGTATTGCCCGATTTCCAGCCTGCAACTTTCCTGGACGGTGGCGAATACACCACCAAGAAGAATGGAGATTGCAGCCAAGAAGAAACCAAGGTGCAGAAGTACACCAGCGGAATACGCAAGGCACTCGCTTATTTCACGTATGCGAGGCTTTTCCGTGCCGATGGCACAATTATAAGCCGTGCAGGTGGAATGCGACACAGAGACGATTATTCAGACCACGTTCAAGATGTATCGAGCAACAAGCAGTACAACGACATCTTGGATATGGCGGAAAGATATTTATCAGATGCCCTTGAATACCTCAAACACTTCACCCCGGAAGGAGAAGTGAAACAACAGAGAGGGACGAGGGCGCACATTCACGCAATAGGCAACTAAAAGCACATAAGGCATGAACGAGGATATTCAAAAAATGCTCCGTATGGCAGAGCAGATACGAGACGCAACGCAGGCTGGGGAGAACACAGCGGTGCGTGTCGGCACGGAAATTTACGACATCGTTGTCGAGTTAAACAAGATGCTCGCCATGATGGACGATAAACTGGAGAACGATGCGGTCGTTAAGATTATCAAGAGTGAACTCGCCAAGATAACAATAACGGAAGCGCAAATTGCTGATGGGGCGATAACGGCAGCGAAGCTTGCCGATGGCTCTGTAAAGAACAGACACCTAGCATCCAATTGTGTGACCTCAGATAAATACAACCGGGAGCGGTCAAACACGACCATCTGACCAAGGACTGTATATCGACTGGAAATATTAGAGACGGCAGCGTGACAGCAAAAAAACTCGGCACGGATATCTACAAGGATATCGCAAACAAAGTGACCGACATCGTGACGAAGGACTTCCCTCCAGCAATCACGGAGGAACAGATAACAGATATTACTAGTAAATAACAATTTAAAACAATAGATTATGCAATTTTTAGACGCAATAGGCTTAGCCTATTTCTGGGAGAAGATTAAAGCTTCGTTCGTCAGCACTAAAGGAGACAGTGTAATTAATACGGATGACGATAATTATGGACTGTCAGTCAAGAATTTAGGCTCTGCAACTACAACTCTTATGCCATCAGGCTTCGTCTCTTATAATACTATTGGTGACGAAACAGATATGGTTGCCCTTCTTCAATATGGGGATTTGCTATTAAGTAAAATACACCTAAAATACGGAACTTCTTCGCAGATCCTTATCGCCGATGGCTCTACCAAGACTATTAATGCAGCCAACGGCATTTGTGGACTTGATGCCAACGGAAGAATCCCGCTCGCACAACTTGGCAACCTCGATACATCTTTGTTCAAGTTGGTAACCAGCCTTCCTTCATCGGGCGAGAGTAACAAGATATACATCGTTAAGGACGGAAGCGATGCCAACGATGTGTATCAAGAGTATTACTATACCAATGGTGCGTGGGAAAAAATCGGTACTCACACCGTGAAGGTCGATTTAACGCCTTACGCCAAAAAGACGGAAGCGGTAAAAAATGTGGTTTTCAGAGGTGTAGAATCCGATGGGTCTCAAACTTCAAACACTGCATCTCGAAATCTTGTATATACACTAGGTGATGGGAGTGAGAAAGTAGTGGATGTACCTCTTGCTGAACCCAGAACTACTGGGGGAAGACCTTATCCTGGTCAAAACGGCTTCATGAGATCCTCCGATAAGGCTAAGCTAGATGGCATTGCGGATGGTGCAAACAATTACACCCTGCCTACTGCCAGTGCATCGGTGTTGGGTGGTATTCTTATAGGTTATGGTACAAGCGGTCGTAATTATGCCGTCCTGCTAGATGGAAGCGGTAAGGCTTATGTTAATGTTCCGTGGACTGATACAAACACCACCTACGACTTGTCACCTTATGCCAAGACGGCAGACGTAAATGCAGCCCTTGCGAAGAAAGTAGACGTGGTAAGCGGGAAGGGGCTTTCGACCGAAGACTTCACGGCAGCATTCAAAACCAAGTTGAACGGCATCGCCACTAGCGCAACTGCGGACAGCGCAATCCCAATATCGGTAATTGATGCATTAAATTAGAAAGGAGGTTTGTATGAATTTCTTAGATGAAAGTGGACTAAAGAAGCTTTGGACGAAAATAAAAGCAAGTTTTGGCACAGCTATTGTTGAAAGTTCTCAAAGTTCAGATATTCCATTTGTTGCAAATCATCAAATTGTTAACATTAATAATTCAGGTCGTATCAACGTATTTAAATGGTTTCAAAAGGCATCGGAAGGAGGCATCCTGGAGGTAGTCTTTACAGGAACGCAAGAATGTCGCACTTATTGCAGCCAGGCTGGTATTAGCGTTCTGTTTAAAATGGAAGAAACATCACAGGGTCCAATTCTTAAAAGGATTGAATTTTTGGAAACGGCATACAATACCTATGCACGCTTAATTAAGATTAATAATATTGGTCTTCTTGTCGCAGAGTTTGTTCAAAACAAGTAAAACTAAAATAATTTTAAAATACACTATTATGAGAAAAATTACTGGTAGAGCAAAACCAGTAGCTCCTAAAGCAGGAGTTACTAAAACCTCAAGAAGATATGCTTGTGGTGGTAAACTTGAACTCTAAGTCGCTGACTTTTAAAATTTAAAAATAAGACGATATGAAGAAGAATAAGAAACAATTACATGAAGCACTTGCAGTGCTTCTTACCAAACTTTCATCGGCAATGGACAATCCATTGCTGATGGATAACTACGTGGTGAAAGCCTTGCGCACGGTTCTTTTGGAATACAAGGAATCGGGTGAGCTTCACGAAGCATACAAGGAGCAGATACAATCCACGCTGGAGAGTGACAACCCCTGGGTAGCTATGATGATGAAGTCAATTGGCGCAGATCCTACTATTAAGAAGAGCATGACCGATGAAGCCATTGACGGAATGATTGATTCTATGTTGGGGGTAGAATAATACAATTTTCGTCTGAAAATATATATAATAATATACAATAATCTTAATAAATTATATATGAATGACAAGGAGAAAGAACTATGGCGAGTTATAGACAATGTAATCAAGTGTTGTGCTATTGAACTTCAGAACGGAGAGTTGAGCATTACGAGAGAAGACGTTCTCGGCAAGTCTAGAGCTGAAAATCTCGTAATGGCAAGATGTATGGTCGTTGAGCAGATGATACACGCAGGATTCAGCATAACGACCATTGCGACCGTTCTGAACCGCACCGTTTCAGCAGTGAGACATCTGAGCAAGATGTCTTACACCTATATCAGTACGTCTCGAGTTTATCGACTTGCCACGGCACAAGCGACCCTTCTAAACAAGGACGTAGAGCCGATTTGCATTTAAGAAACAAAAAGAAAATAACCAAAAGCGTTCTTTGACAATAATTCGATAAATACCCCTGCACTAACTTTTTGGAGCGAGCCAAAAATCAGAGTAACTTTGCAGCGGATTCCAATATTTGGCTTCCGCAACGTAATTAACTTAAAATTTTATGGCAGACACAATCGAGAAAGTTTATTGCACTGGGGACGGTGGCAATGACAACCTAGCAGCAGCCTTGCTCGCTAGAGGTAGAGACAATGATCCAGCGACTATGCTGGCAGCAATGAACGGTGGTATGGGTGGAGGTTGGAACAACCCATTCGCCTACATGATGATGTTAGGAATGTTCCGCTTCATGTACGGTGATGGCTGGAACGGACAGAACGGCAACATTCAGCGTTCCGAAATCCAGTCTCAGATTGACAGCCTTCGCAACCAGATGGCAGACAACCACAACAGCGACTTGTTGATGGGAGCAATCCAGGGCAACAACCAAGACTTGAAGACCTTGGCGGCTAACTTGAACTGCGACTTCAACGCATTGCAGGCTTCTGTTTGCGGCATTCAGGCAGCTATCCAAGATGTAGGCGGCAAGGTTGGTTTCAGCGCAGAGCGAGTAATCAACGCAGCGAACCTCGGAAACCTCAACATCATCCAGCAGTTGAAGGACTGTTGCTGCACCACCCAGCAGAACATCAACCGTATGGGCTACGAGAACCAGCTGGGGCAGAAGGACATCATCAACGCAATGCAGCAGAATTTCGCCTACACCAATACAGGTGTGGAGCGTGCGGCAAGCAGTCTCAGCAACCTTATCCAGTCGGTCGTTTGCGACTTGAAGACCTCGGGCAAGGAGAATACTCAGCGCATCGTTGATGTTCTGAACAACCACTGGGAGCAAGACCTTCGCATCCAGCTGGAGGACAGCAAGCGCAGAGAGCAGACTGGTTTCATCATCCAGCAGCTGAAGACCACCACAACCACAACTGGAGCGTAGTAGGTCTAAACAAAATCTATCAAGGGGCAACTCGCTGTGTTACCAGCGAGACCCCTTTTTGTCTATTTATCGAATTATCTAAAAAGAGCGCATTATGGAATTTAAGAATATACAAAGAAATCACCCGGTCTATCTGCTAGACAAGCAGACGGTGGAAGTTAAGGAAGGCAAGGTCGTAGACAACCAGCCGCACATCAACACTGGCATCGCAACCATTTCCAGCAGCGGACAGTCAATGCGAGACGTAACAATCGAGGTGGAGGGAAAGCAGACCATCTACACCATACCCGAACACCTCGGAGTTACCTTTGCAGGCGAAATCGTACTGGCAACCGACAAGGCAGACCTTTTGCCCGAAGTTGGGAAATTGGTAAATGAAGCCGATGAGATAATCAAGGCATACGAGCCAAGCAAGGAGCGGAAAGCCAAGGGCGAGGAACTTCTTGCAGCTTGAACCCGGCAATCAAGGAGAAGCAGGAAACGGAAAAGCGTTTCAAGGCACTTGAGGGCGATATAAGCGGCATTCGTGGCATGGTTAAGCAATTACTCGACAAACTAGGATAGGAGGGCGCACAATGAAGAAAATAATCGTTTTGCGCCATTCTTGCGACAGCGAGGAAGAGCGACACCAGCACCAAGAGAGCGACATCATCCACGGCTTGCCATACGAGAAGGCAGCAAAGGCACTCATGGGAGCCAGTGGGTACGTGGCATACGTTTCCAAGCACGGCTACCACTTCACGAAACAGCTAGCAATCAAGGCAAGCGAGCAGATGAAGAACGTAGACGGAACGAGCCACCGGTGGACGGTAGACGAAATCCGGCTAGCGACAAACAACGAGATAATCTCAAAGGGCACGACCCTCGGGGATATTCTCTATTTGGCTAATATGGCTTATGCGGACTTCTACCCGAAGGTAATCAAGACCGAGAGCGACTGCGTACAGTATGCTATTGCCGTAGCCAGTGATCCAGACGGATACGAGGGTATGGCATTCTGCAGGTGGACGGCAGACATCATCGGGAAGGGCGTTACCATTGACTGGGAGAAATTGGAATAAACCAAAAAAAATAAATTGATATGAGCGAAGTATTTCACGATTTTCAGGTGCACCATCTATATCTGTGCGCCCTAGTAATTTTTATCTGTTTCGCTACGATTCTGATAGCGATGACAATTGACTTGATAGCAGGCATACAGAAGGCGAAGGAACTGCATATTGCAAGAACGTCAACTGGACTAAAGAAGACGTGCGACAAGGCGAAGAAGTATTTCCCGACATTCGGTATTGCTTCGCTTATGGACGTGGCTACGTGCATTATCTCTCCCTTCCCTTTGTTCGCCATCGCATGGACGGTGTATCTGCTTTTGTGCGAGTTTAAGAGCATCCGGGAAAAAGCATACGAGAAGGCTGAGATAAGGAAGCAAGACCGCACGATGCAGGTGATCCTGGAGAATAAGGACGAAATTGCGAAGGCAGTTGTCGAGATAATGAAAGAAGAGCGGAAGAAAGGAGGAGATAATGAGGATAACTAGAGCGCAACTAATACAGGTAATGCCGAATGCAGGCAGCAGGGCAGACACCTATCTTCCAATCATCAACGGATGGGCAGAGCATTTCCGCATCAATACTCCTTTGCGAATGGCGCACTACCTCGCACAGATTGCCCACGAATCCGGTGAGCTCAGATATACCAAGGAACTTGCAAGCGGAAGAGCCTACGAGGGCAGGAAAGACCTAGGTAACACTCAGCAGGGCGATGGCGTGAAGTATAAGGGCAGAGGTCTTATTCAGATAACCGGGCGAGCCAACTACCGGAAGTATGCTAATTATTGCGGCTTCGATGTTGTGGGCAGTCCCGAACTCCTGGAGCGTTCTCTGGGAGCAACGAAATCCTCGATGTGGGTATTCGACACCTTCGGCTGCAACGAGTTGGCAGACAAAGACAACTTGAAGGCTATCCGCAGGAAGATAAACGGAGGCTACAAAGGACTGGCAGCCTGCGAGAAGTATTTGAAGCGAGCCAAGGAAGCCCTAGAAATCAAGGTGCTTGCGTAATAAACATATCAATCTAACGTTTATAAAGTATGGAAAATTCAAGAAAAGGGCGAAATTTGCGTTCTGTGGCGTTATTTCTCGCCATGCTTATAATTACCCCACTTTTGATTTTTGGCTGTTCCTGCGCCAAAACAGCGCAAAATAACACAGTTTATCACGACAGCGAACACACCAGCGTAAGACGTGACAGCGTGAACCAGCGACAGATCCACTGGCAGGACACCCGGCAGCACGACAGCGTATTCAAGCAGGACAGTGTGCTTGTCTATATCAAGGGCGACACCGTAATCAAGGAGCGGTGGCACAATCTTACGACCACCAGATGGAAGACATCGACCAAGACGGACACCATCGTAGGCGATACCTATGTTTTCGTGACTGACACCGTAAAGGTCAAGTATTACGTGAACCGATACAAGACCAAGGAGGTAGAGAAACCAGCGAGCACATGGCATAAGATAAGATTATTCGCTGGCGATTGCGTATTGCTATTCATGGCAATCTTTGCGGCTTGCTGGATAAAGGAGCGCATCAAGAAGAGGGGTCAATAGGTTCAATCATAATATCAAATCTTTTTAAGGGCAGGAAGCGCAGGAGAGCGTTTTTCTGCCCATTTTTGTGCGAAGAACACTTTTCATTGAGAGAAAAGGGGTAGGGGATATGAGAGTTAGATAATATTCATTCTAGCTAATGCGTGCAGGTTATTATTATATAGAGCGTGGAAAACTACCCTAGAACTACCCTGACTACCCGAAAACGACCGAAAATAGCCATGCTTACGACATAAACAGCCAATAAAAGTTAAAATATTAATATCTTTCGGGAAAAGTTTTGGTGGAACCGAAAAATATTAATATCTTTGCATCGTGTTTAGGAGATAAGCACAATAAACATTCAGTAACTTAAGCCCTAGGCAACACGGTTAAGCCAAAGAAAAATGAAAAAGCCAAATTCAAACATTTTAGAGTTCACAACAAAGTTCATCAACTCTAACTTCCGTATCAAGGTCTTCGGACGCACAGAGGATGGCAAGAAGATAAACACACTCGTAGGAGTAAGCGGAATTTTGAAGCTCATCGGTGCAGAACTTTTTAACAAGTTCATCAAGCGAGCATTGAAGGCTGGTATGGACGCTTGCCGCTGCGCACTCAGAAGAGGATTGGTTGTAACATTGTATGCTAAGTAATTATAGGAGATTAAGACCATGGCAAGAGCAAAATATTACATCAAGAAACAGGTTGAAGGCGAGAAAATCGAGGAGTTGGCAAACTTTACACGCAAGGACAAGGCAGAGCAATTCTTGAACGGCTTGTTTAGGGAATATAAAAAAAACGATATTTTTTATCCACACTGGGTGCGTCAAGGTTATTTTAAGTCTGAATTTGCATTCTTAGGAGTGAATTGTACAACAGAGTATTGGATTGAAAAGTATTAATCAGCAGGGCGCAAGCCCTGCACAATATATCAATATATGAAGGAATACGACAAGATACCAGCACAAGCAGTGGTCGAGGTGACGACCAGCTGGGGAAGAACCTGCCTGCGAGAGATTGGGCGAGACCTTAAGGAAGGCACGGTGCTCGATGGCTATTATTATCCGGTAAGCAAGGCTTTCGACTTTAATTGGAAGGGTGAGGGAGTAATGCTGTGGATCGGGGGCAACGGAAGGCTTGTCAGTCTCGGAGAAGGACAAAAGCATAAATACATGATGCTTGGTCGTCTATTATCCGATTGCAAGTACTTCCTTCGCAACCCATACGAGCGACACCTCTATTTCCCGAGCATCGCCCGGCATTGCAGGGAAATGCGCCAGTACTGGATGGAGTTGAACATCAAGCCGGAGTGGCTAAGTTACAAGCAGATTGGCAAGCTTGAGCACAAGATGAACCGAATGAAAACGAAGTTAGATAGGCAATTAAAAAAAGACAGAAGACAATGACAGAACAAGAGTACAGAGAAGCCCTGCACGAAATCAACGTGAGGGCTGAGAACGAAAAAAGAATACTGGCAAGAGCGTTTGCTTTTGAGCACAGCCAAGTTTTGGTAGGAGATTATATCAGCGACCACTGCGACACGATAAGGGTTGAAAGATGGGAGATTTCGAATAGAACCCACGAATACAACTCCTTGCCTTGCCTGGTATATCAAGGTATGACCTGCAAGAAGGATGGCACGCCACGAAAGAACCCGAAGAGGTGTAGCATCTATCAGTGCAACCTTTTGCGAGTAAATGGAGAACCTGTAAAGAATCACGGATATGGAGAAGAATAGAAGAAACATCAAGAGAACGAAGAAGGGTGCAGGAGCAACGGTCAAGCTGGTTGGCATACAGATAGACAACGACCTGCTGCCTTTCCTCAACGCATTGCCCAACAAGTCACGGTTTATCAATGATTTGTTGAGGAAGAAACTTTTTTGGTAAATAAATTTGGTGGTTTCAAAGGAAAAGCGTACCTTTGCATCACTGAATGTTTAAAGTGGTCTCCACTTATTACCCCAGCGGATCGACTTTTTTACCGCTGGGGTATCTTTTTTTGC